AGTACTAGCCAACCATTACCTACCTCACTAGATTCATCAAAATCTGTAGTACGTGTCCAAGCTCCAGAGTTTGCCCTATAAATACCATTCTCAGTGTTATCTGTCTGACTACGTACAAGTACCCTATCTCCAGTAACTACTGCTACAGAATCAATAGTCTGTTCACCAGATAAAGTAATATTAGCAGTTGTGGATGCTACTGTTGGACCTTTAAGAAATAAAATACTTGCAGCAGTATTTATAGCAGCTAAGTTATCATAAACAGTCTTAATGACATCATAAGACGTACCTAGATACTTATCTACAGCTACCTTACTAGTAGCCATATTATTACGAATAAGAGCCATTAATTACACCCACCCATTAGTGTCTAATTTACGGTTTAAAGTATTCTCAACATTATGTAATCCAGTATGTTTAACTAGTGCTAATGCCTCTTGGTACTTTCTGTAATACATCCCAGCTTGATTAGTCTCACCTACACCAATAGAGCTATGGATCTTATGCAAAGTGTAAGCCACTAAACAGTTTATCAACTGATATGGAATAGGAACCCATGTAGTTGCTGGATCAACATTAGTGGTATCCAATAAAGTAGGTGCTCCCCTATAAATAATATCTACAGTGTTATCATCCTCAGAGAAAGGAATCTGTATAGTATTATAGGTAGGAGTAAACACAGAGTACTCCTCAAGAGCCTCATTGATAGGATACTCATCTCCTGCCTCACTAAACACATTATCAATTACTAACACATCATTGGTAAATGGATTCTCAGCAGAATCATTAATATACCTATAAAGCTCAGTTGATGTTGTATTAGTTTGAGCATAGTCTGTATGTAAAGTATACAAAGCAATATGCTCATACAATTGTAAATTTAATTGTGCAGTTCTAAGGGGTAATACTGAATAAAGTTCAATTAGAGCAAAGTTAATATTAGTAATAACCCTAGGTTGATCAATATCTTGGATACCACTTGTCTCTATACCACCTAAGGATAAATTAGCTAATTCACCATAAGTAAGGTAATTAAACACTTCGGAAAGAAACATATACCATCCTATGTAGTGTATACAAATTAATTTGAAGTATAGCCTTATATAATATAGGAGTCGAGGCTGTTACTGGTTGAACCAGAATCATCACTCCATAATGAGTTCTCTACATCATCAGGTTTAGGGGAGTCAGCACTAGGTTTCCAAGCTTTCATACTAGGTAACATAGAAATAGGGTCAATACAATCATCATGTTTAGATTTCATACCAGCTGGACTGATTAAACTTAATTCAAGCATTATCTCCATAATTACTGGATCATCTTGCATCTCTTCTGGGAACCACATCTTCTTAAGCTTAAACATAGGTTCCATAACCATAAATCTAACCATCTTATTAGTGTTAGGTCTAATACCTGGTTTGTTTGAATTATGATCAGAGGCAAGAGTAAAATAATTATTCCTAACCATCATCTGTTCTTGAATCCAAGGAATAAAACCTCCTTGCTGTCCTGTAACCTCTATACCAACACTCTGAGGTCTATATATCTGAGCCAATCTAAACAGATCATTGATATTATCATTCATAGTCTGTCTTTTACATATACCATCTACCCATAGCCAATCGCCATTAGCATTATATGCCCATACAAATATAGTACTAAAGTCTGCACTAGTCTCCTTACTAGTAGCAAAGTCGGTAGTGATATAAAAGTTAAACATCCCTTTATTATGTAATACATTATTACGCTTATACCACACTATATCAGAATCCAATATTACACGATCATCATCACTCATGATACGTAACATTAATTCCTGGTTAAAGTCAGCTACCCTACCTTGTTTCTTAGCAAACTCATATTGCTCTAGTACATACTCATAATTAAATCTATCAGGCCATGCTCCTCTAAAATCCTCCTTTCTACAAGGAAACTCTTCACATACAGGAAATACAGATACATGCCATGCACCACTCTCTACTGCTTTATACAATGGATCTCTAGAGTTAAATGGAGTACCACTCCATATAGTTTTAGATCTAGTAGGATGTAATGCAAAGTTAACTGCCTTATTAACCGTAGACTCTATAGATTCAATAATAGTAGTTGATCTAGCATCCTCATCTGATACCAAGTCATCCAGAACTGCTAATTGAGGACGTTTACCCATCTCCTTAGCACCACGTACACCCGTTTTTCCTCCGTACGCCTTTATTATTAGAGTACTACCATCTATATTTTTAAACTCCCATCTAATATCAGTAAACCTAGTATAAGGGATATATTTCTTAAGAAATTCAGAATTTTCCCATCTAAACTCTAAATTCTTACGCATATTCTTAACACCATTCTCAATGGAGTCGGATACATATATAGCTAAATCAATCTTACCAAATCCAGGTATCTCTCCATAAACAGCTATATATAAAAATAAGTACTCCCCTAGTACAGTAGTATTATGTGTAACTATGTAATCTCCTGCTAAATATGTATGAGTAGCGTTATCTACTGCAATACATTGACTTGGAATATCTTCAATATCAGGGATAGGGGTAATACTAACAATACCTACTTTATTTTGGGACTTAAATAATTGTCGATTAGCTTTACGAGGTAAATGAAATACTCGCTCATTAATTCTAATATTAACTCTATAACTATTATCCATAGGAGTACAGTTAGCTATGCCCCCCAAAGAGCGTACTAAATCTACTACCCCTTTTGCTAATGCCAATGAATTACTACTAAATGCAATACCTCCATTAGTATAGCAAGTGCCATCTGTATCCATTAATCCACGTAGTAATTCTAGTCGCTGGTTATGAGACCCACAAAAATATTCAGTAGGTATAAATTTATTATCCCCATGGACATTAATACCTAGCATCTTAGTAATTTTACCTAATTTTTTAATACCTTGTGTACGTACATTAGTATTCCGTTTATCAATATAAATACTTCCAAATTCATATGGAATTTTATTTAGGTATGTATCGAAATCGTCAATATGGCCATGTAAACGAACATACCCAGTATTACTATCTATAGATCCATCTCCAAGAATAGCTCCCAATGTATACGGGTCAATTGGGAGAGTTTTTTCTGAATACTGGATACTTTGGTTGGTAGGAATCCAAAAATTACATTCAAATCCTTTAGGGTTTTTAAGGGTTTTTTTGCGATCGGTTGTAATAGCGTATTGGAGTAATTCTTTAGTACTTAAATTACGCCGTTGATACTCAGTAACACATTTCCCCTTTCTCCCCCCATACCTGACTTTACGTTTATGAATTACAGTATTTATATGATCTTCACTAACTATTAATTGCCTTCCATCTTTCAAAAGAATTTCATACATAGGTTTATGGAAAACCTCACTTTTAGCGGTAACTTTGGTACGCTTACCATCTTCCCCAATAATAAAATCCCCCACTTTTACATCTGCAATTGTAGTTTTACCTGTATCTGTAAATAATACAGTATCAAGAGGTAAAGCTTTAGCAAGACCCCTTGAGCACATATTAATAATCTTTTTATTATCTCCAGCTACCTTATCCAACATACGATAGTGGACTACAGGAGTCTTATGCTCTTCTCCTTCAGCACCATTAACCAACTTAATAAAGATGATGAAATCTAAAGCAAACTCACTAGGAGAATACGAATCATCTGGAGCATATGAGACTGTATTAAGCCAATCTTCTACAGACTTTTGGGTAATCTCCATCAATCCAATACCTCCCCTTCAATAACTGTAATTAACTTACTCTCAGCTACCTCCTTAGTATCCATAGCTCCTGCTTCAAGCATAAGCCTTTGCTGTTTAACCAATTCTAAGGTACTAGCTCTCAACTCATCTATAGCAGAATCCTGCTTAACATTAACATCCAATTCAATCTTAGAAGTTTCAGGCATCTTAAGATGGGTTAACAAGCTATTAGCAGCATCACTCCTAACTTTAGGACTAACCTCATCATCAATCATTAAAGCAGCTTGAACATTAATAGCTTTTTGATACAAATCAGCATTCAAAACATGGGTAGGAACTAAAGTCTGGCTATAAATCTTATTAACCAATTCAGTCTTATTGTAAGCAGAAGAAAAGCTACTAATCTGCCTATTATCCATCCCCTCACTAACCATCCTATTATATCTATCAGGAAAGGTCTTACAGTATGCCTCTATATTACTTGATCCAAGTAATTTATGACTAACATACCTAACTGCACTCACATAACTAGTAAGCTTATACCTACCATCATTCATAACAGAGGTATAACTTAACAGATTATCCCTAAAATTCTCCCTCAATTGAGGATCAGCAAGTAATCCATTAATATCATCTATAATTTCATCTGTTACTGTACACTTCTTAGGTAATACCCTTAAGAACTGCTCTTTAGTTAATACCTCAGAGGTAGTAGATAAATTCATACTAAACACTCCCTACCTAAGCCAATTTAAGTCTACTTTCTAAGATATGCGCATACTTACTCATAACTACCATCTGCTTACTTAATAGCCCTCGTTGGACTATATTTAATTCAGTAAACTTAGAGCTACTAGTAAACTTAGATAATTTAACCATTTTCTCATTAAGATCATTATATTCTTCTAATAACTCATCAACACAGTCACTCATTTAATAATCCTTGCTCATATTGAACCAATCTATTAG